TGGTAAAGTTGTCGAGAACGTGTGCCAAGCTGTTGCACGTTGTATCATAGGGCACCAAATGATACTCCTTGCTAAGAAGTACAAGGCTGTGCTAACTGTACATGACTCAATAATCACATGTGTACGTGACGAAGAACTAGATGAAGCACAAGCGTACATGGAAGAGTGCATGAGCCAGACGCCCGATTGGGCCGAAGGATTACCTATAACCTGTGAAAGTGGCACAGGCAAATCATATGGAGAATGTGAATGAGTACGATAGAAATCACCTGTACTGAAGCAGAGTTTTACGAAGTTATGTGCGAGAGCGCTTTAGGGCGTGATTGGTTGCGCTGGCACAAAAAGAACCCCGACTTTTTTACCCTGTTTGAACGGTTTACCGCAGATGCAATAAGCCGAGGACATAAGAATTTAAGCGGTTGGTTGATAACCAACAGAGTGCGTTGGGAGACTAGCGTAGTAACTAGAGGCAACGAGTATAAAATTTCTAATAACTTCATTGCATTGTTTGCGCGGTTATACATGGTACGGCACCAACAGTACGTAGGGTTCTTTAGAACAAAACGTATGAAACGCCTTACGCGTGATGTGTTTAACTCAGAAAGTTCTGTTGATGACTAAAGTAGCCCCGTGGTCTTTCAGCAGGATCAAAGCATTTGAGCAATGTCCTAAGCAGTTCTACCATGAGAAGATACTCAAGGAGTTTCCGTTTAAACAGACTGAAGCTATCTTGTATGGCTCCGCGTTCCATAAGATGGCCGAGGACTTCATAGGTGCGGACGTACCTGTGCCTAAGAAGTTTGCCTTTGCAGAGAAGGGACTGGTATCGCTGAAGAACCGCAAGGGCAAAAAGCTATGCGAGATAAAGCTGGGTGTAACAGAGAACCTAGAAGTCACAGACTTCTATGCCAAGGACGTTTGGTTCCGTGGTATCGCGGACTTAGTAATACTTGACGACGATCTTGCGTGGGTGGTGGACTACAAGACAAGCAAGTCTGCGAAGTATGCAGACAAGGGTCAGCTAGAGTTGATGGCCTTGGGGTTGTTTGCAAAGTACCCGCAAATTAAAACCGTACGTGCAGGGTTATTGTTCGTTGTGTGTAATGCCTTGGTAAAAGACACCTACATGGAGTATGATAAGGGCAAGCTGTGGGAAAAATGGTTGGGCAAGTACGCTCAGATGCAGACTGCGGCAGACGATGATATGTGGAACGCACGGCCTAACGGGTTATGTAGACGCCACTGCCCTGTAATCGAATGTGTTCACAATGGAGCAAACTAATGAGGAAACGTAAAAAGCAAGTCAACGCACCTGTAGGTAGTAAGACGTTTGAGGCACGTATGGAACGTCAGCGTGCCCGGCGCAAGGTTGATAAAGAAGGTGCAGATCGCAACGGCAATGGTAAGGCCGACAAGCGTGAAGGCAAAGATGTTAGTCACAAGAAAGCCTTGTCCAAAGGCGGCACTAACAAGGATGGCGTGACCATAGAAAGTTCAAGCAAGAACCGCGCACGTAACTATAAGAAGAAAAAATAATTCGGGCAGTTGCCCGAAAGGAGAACTAAATGCAGATTATAGGTGGTAAGGCGTTGCTGTTAAAGTTACGCAATCCAAAACGTGTCACTGAAACAGTGTCCAAAAGCAAAGAGATGCCCGACAACGAGGTTCTAGTTAACTGGGGTCTCGACGAGATGCACACACTAAAGAAGCTCAACATCAATGTCCCCTCGCCTATCCAAGGGCAGTACAAGTGGACGGGTAAGTATGTGCCGTTCGACCACCAGAAGAAGACCGCCGCGTTCTTTACGATGAACCGCAAGTCTTTCTGCTTCAACGAGCAGGGTACAGGCAAGACAGCCAGTGCCATATGGGCCGCAGACTTCCTACTCAATCAAGGCAAGATCAAACGCGTCTTAGTTATATGCCCCCTATCAATCATGGACTCAGCATGGCGCGAAGACCTGTTTTCCTTTGCCCCGCATCGCAGTGTAGACATAGCCTACGGAGCATCTAAGAAACGTAAGGCAATCATAGAGCAGGGTGCAGACTTTGTGATAATAAACTATGACGGTGTAGAGATTGTATCCGAGGAGATTGCCAACGGTGGGTTTGATCTCATCATCGTAGACGAGGCAACACACTACAAGAACGCGCAGTCGAAACGATGGAAGACACTAAACAAACTTATCAAGGACGATACGTGGCTGTGGCTAATGACGGGTACTCCCGCCGCACAGTCTCCGCTTGACGCTTACGGGTTAGCTAAGATGATTAACCCCCTCAACGTGCCAAGGTTCTTTGGGTCGTTTAGAGATATGGTCATGCGCAAGGTTACGCAGTTTAGGTGGATCATCAAACCAGAAGCAACCGACCTTGTGTTTAACGTGTTACAACCTGCCATCCGCTTCACCAAAGAACAGTGCCTTGACTTGCCAGCTATGACCTATGTCAAACGTAAGGTAGAGTTGACGCGCCAGCAGCAGAAGTATTACGACATGCTGAAGAAGAAACTTGTTATGACAGTGGGTGACGACGAAGTATCCGCAGTGAACGCCGCCGTCATTATGAACAAGCTACTGCAGATTTCCGCTGGTGCTGTGTACACTGACGAGGGCGACACCTTAGAGTTTGACATCAAGCATCGGTATAAAGTGTTAAGAGAAGTGATCGACGAGAGCAGCCAGAAGGTTCTCATCTTTGTACCATTCAAGCACACCATTGACATACTGACAGATAAGTTGCGTACTGATGGGATTACCACAGAAGTTATACGCGGTGACGTGCCTGTAGCTAGGCGCACGGATATATTTAAACGGTTCCAAACGACCGACAACCCACGTGTTCTGGTTATCCAACCGCAGTCTGCGGCACACGGTGTTACGTTAACCGCTGCCAATACAGTTGTCTGGTGGGGTCCAACACCGTCCTTAGAGACCTACGCGCAAGCAAACGCACGGGTACATCGGTCAGGTCAGACGCATCCGTGTACTGTCGTACAGCTTCAAGGCTCTGCTGTAGAAAAGCGTGTTTACGCACTTCTCGACAATAGAATTAACGTCCACACAAAAATGATAGATTTATACAAAGAAATACTTGACTAGCCTATCGCTCGGTACTACAGTGTAATTCTCGTTAGTGCAGGAGAGTTGATATGAGCGATAATGGAGACGTACCTGCGGACAAACTTACTAAGGCTTACATTAAGATAAGGTCAGAGAGAGCGTTGTTGTCTGCAAAATTTAAGGAGGAAGACGGATCGTTGGTTCGCCAGCAGGATGTCGTGAAGAAAGCGTTACTAGACTACTGTGATACTCACAATGTCGAAAGCGTACGAACATCTGAGGGTTTATTTTTCAGGTCTACGAAAACGAAATACTGGACGGGAGATTGGGAATCCATGTACGAGTTCATAAAAGAACATGACATGCCCGAGTTCTTGGATCGGCGTTTGAACCAGACTAACGTCAAACAATTCTTAGAAGAGAACCCAGATGTTATGCCAAAAGGGCTTAACATTGATAACGAATACGTAATCTCAGTTAGGAAAAAGTAATGGCAGAACCATTTGTACCAATAGAGAACTTGGCAAAGCATTTTTCTGTGTCAATCTCTACAATCCGAGCGTGGGTTCGGCAGGGTCACATCCCTAAAACCACGTATATTAAGATCGGCAATACCTACCGGTTTAATAAAACTTCTGCGACTGAAGCACTTACAAAGAGTGCGCAGGATGTAGATGAAACACCGATTGAAGAACAGTTAGAGTTCGATTTCGGTACAGACGACGTATAAACGCCAGATAAGGAGAACAACATGGCAGAAACTTATTTTATTGAAAACGTAGAGGCACTATGGCCCAAGATTGATAGGACGTATGTCTTCGATCAGAAGGTAAAAAATAGTGTACCCTGCGATCCACGAGAAAATGGCGCGTCATTCTCTATACAATTTCGTATGGATAACGCGACGGCAAAGGCATTATTCATAAAGATGACCGCCGCGTGGAAGGCTAACAGAGAGGCTTCTTGGGAAGAGGAGCTACCTAATCCGTTTGTTAAAGACGACAACGGTACATTCACTGGTGGGGCAAACATAAAAGGTGCCTACAAAGGTGAAGTAACTGCTAGGCCGTTACAGGTTGACAGCCAAGGCACACCAATGCCCGATGACTTTCAGCTAACTACGGGTAGCACAATTAGCGTAGCGGTAACTTTTACTCCTTATCATATGTCAAAAGACAACTGGGGCGTATCTCTACGGCTGAAAGCTGTGCAGGTTATTAAGTTAGCTAAACAAACGGTGCGTAATCCGTTTGGTGTAGTAGAAGGGGGTTTTGTACTTGAAGATGCTAACCCGTTTGCAAAGACCGCAGATACAACCGCACCTGCCAAAAGCAACAACGTCTTAGAAGCCGCACCAGCGGACGATGACGATGGGTTTGACGAAGAGCCAGTGAAAAAGACCGCGAAGAAAGCGGCGGCACCAACTCCTTCTGGTGAGGGTGACTTAGGTTCTATCATTGATAATTGGGACGACTGAACGATCCCCTGCCACGGCTATTAAGTTAGCCGTGGTTAACCTTACAATGGCGAGTGGTGGCTATGGAAACGAAAAGATTTTTAGATTTAGTATTA